CTTGCTCAGTTAACTCCCCCGCAGCATCCTCCGGAGGACCATACTTATCCCAAGACTTAACCCAATAACGAAAAGTACTATGAGGAATACCCAACTCAGCACTAGTCTTACGCTCATTCTTATCATTAGCAATATAAGCAACATACGCTGCTGCCTTCGCCTTACTATCAAACTTACTCTTCGCCATAATAACCTCAAATATTAAGTTTCAACGTCTGCAACTCTGCCTCTTGACGCATCCTCTGCTGATGCATCGCCTCCTCAGACTCTAACTTACCAGCCAAATCAGCCCTCTGCTGATCCAACGCTGCAACAGCATCCTCAGCATTAGGCTTATCCTTATTATCAATAACAACCGTATCCAAAGGCTCCTCCAACATCTCCTCAGGAGTAACACCCTGAACACCACTCTGATTAAGGATCTTAGAACCAGTCGTAGGACCAACAGCCCCACGCAACTGAAGACTAACCTTCGGAGGATCACCCTGAGGCGAATCCTCAGCCTGCTGAGCCTGAAGCGTCAACTCATAATGATTATAAAAACGCTCCTTAGCAGCATCATCAAGAACCTCAAACTCTGGACTCTTCATAAAAGCACCATGAGTATCCAAATGAATCGCCTTATTCTCATACGGCAACGGTTGCAAACCAGCAGTAGCCGCCTGCTCCATAATAGCAGGATCCAACTCAGCAATATCACCCGTAACAGGATCAATCTGCGGATTCATAAGCGCCTCAAACACCATCTGCTCCGCCTGCTTCGCAGCCTGCTCATTAATAACACCCTCACCATCAATCAACTTATCATGCTCACGCAACGCCTGATCCTCATCAGCCTGAAACTGAGCCTGAAGATTCTTAAAATCAGCCATATCAAGATACTTATACGCCTTAGACGGAGACAACACACCCATCTGCATAAGTTGAAGCACACGAGCCTGACGACCCGCACGAGTACGCGGCAAACCAGAACCAGACTCAACACGAACCTGAACACCAGCAAGCAAATCAGCCGACTCAAAACGCTCAACCTTAGGCTTAGAACCAGAACCATTAATAATAAGCATACGAGGCTCACTATAATACTTCTGAGCAATCATAAGAAGCATATTACCAGCCTTCTCCAAACTCTTCTCCATCATAAGAATCTGCGGAGCCAAACGATCCGTAGCAGCCTCCTGAAGCAAATCAATAGCCACACCCGCCTCAACATTAGACGAAATCTGACCATCAAGAACCTCATTCAAACCAAACACATCACGCAAACGAGCACCCAAATCCTGCAAATGCTCAAACACATACGAAGGCAAACCCGGAAGCGGAATAGCCTCAGGAACCTTACCAGCCACAGGATTATACTCAAAAATAGCCCCCGGCTCATCTGTAATACGCTGACGAAGCGAACCCACCGGAGCCAACATCTGCGGCTTCAACGTAAGATTCTTATACTCAATCATCTGAGACAACGTACGATTCAACTCCTTCTGAATCGGCACAGCCTGCTCAACAACACTACCATCCCAAATCTGTCCCGGAACACGCTGACCCGGAAACTTCACAAGAGGCAACTGCATAAACGGATACGGAAACTTCTCATCCAACAAAATAATATTCGGATCCTTCGTAAACACAACAAAACGACCCTCAGGATACTTCTCACTCGGAAGAAAATAACCATAAAACACAAGACGCACATTCTGACGATAATTAGAAATATCACGCCCATACAAACCCGGAAGCGTATCATCAGGATACTCATTAATAGCATTAGCCTTCAAATCAACACCAAAACGCATATTAACTTCTTTAGGACTCATAGGATGAATACAAAACGCAAAACGAGCATCCTCAAACGTACGAGCAGAATCATCAATAATAACATCAAAAGGACTCATCACATCAATCCGAACCTCACCCGGAAACACCCGCCGACGAAACTCATCAGGATCAATACCAGCGTCCTCCAACTCCTCATGAAAATACCGCTCCACAACCTTATCCACAATAGGCTGACCCTCAGGAGACACCATAACCTCCATCCCCTCACCAGCCTCAGGATCCCAACTAACCTTCCAAAAACCAGTACCAGCAATAATACTCCACAACACAGCCTCTTCACGCTTAGCATTCAAATCAAGCGAATCCCACCAAAACTCCAAAAGATTCTCAGCAACCTCACTAGCCTTCTGAGCCTCAAACGAAGACTGACCCGGAGTAGCATAAAACTGTGGCTTAGTCTTAACAAGACGCGACAACAAAGCCTGCGTACTAGGCGCAATCTGATTAGAAACCAAACGCACACGATAACGCGGCTTATCACCCTCATCCGTAGGAAGCGACTCAATACGACGCGACACACGATTATAAAACACGTACTGCTTACCCTTATAAAACGCAAGATTAATCTTCCACTGTCTCCAACAAATCCTTATACTCACCCGGACTAATAAGATTATGTCGCAAAGCCCAATCAGCATCCTGCTCATCCTCACTAACACGCAACTGCCCCATAGGCACATCAACCGTATTAGTCGCGCCCTCTAAACGAAGGCGCTCCAACCGAAGTCGCTCCTCCTCCAAACTAAGCATACGATCCGTCCAAGTCTGGTGAAGATCCAACAACATACTCATAATACTAACAAGTTCCTTATTAGAATTAAACATTACCACATATCTCCCATATCTTCGTCAACATACTTATCTTTATGCGAAACACTACCCGGCCTATCATCTAATACCCATTTAGGTAGATCGAATTGTGGCTGCTCATCCTCCGGCATACCCGGTAAGAGAGCGCCAGCAGTGCGAAGAGCGATCTCCACACTATCAAGACAGTCATCCTTAGGTTTTTGAATACTCGCATCATAATTAATCCACTCATCAATAAAATCCCTATGCTCTTGCTTAATACGAACCTTACCAATTTTAAACAAGGGACTCATACTCATAATGCGTTCAAACTTCTTACCCTTAGCAAAAATAGGAACAATAGGTGGTAGGCTTGGAAGACGCTCGGCTTGTTGAACAAGCGCAGCCTGATAAGCGTTAGATTCAATACCAATAATATCCGGCGAATACTTATAATGCCACTCCAATAAGATATACTTGATTATTCTTTGCCACACCAACAGCACTAATAACAAACCTATCGCCCTTACCACTCATACTAACAGCAGGATCAACACCAATAAATACTCGTAGTTTCTCTCGCGTACCATCAGCATTAGTAGGAAGATCATCTTCAGTATAGTATTGTAACCATTCGCCAGCAAGATCACGACCAGCCATACTATCAAACGCAGCCATATACTCTTGAGCGAACAAGAGTGGATGATAATTCTTCTTCGTATACTCCCACTCCGTCTTAGGGAAGTGAGGATTATCAATACTACGATACTCTACTCGGCCCTGATTAGGATCCGTAAGCGCATCCTTACCCCAAAACTCGTCATAAAACCAGTTCTTACCATCCGGCGTAGTCGTAGTAATAAGATGACCCTTCTTATCAGACAAAGCAGGACGAATAACCTGCCAAGCCTCCTCATCCCTAATAAACGCAGCCTCATCCATCCAAAGAATATCAAGACCAGAACCACGAAGACTCTGAGGATTATCAGCAGACTTAAACTCAATAAGACTACCATTAGAGAATTCGAAATAATTATTACCCCGATTCTCCTTATAATCCTTATCAGGCGTAAGCCCAACCCTACTAATAATATCACGAAGAGTTAGGAGACTAGCACGACCAACCTTATAGTCCTTAGACAAGGCTTGAATCCAAAGGGGATTATCCTTAGTGATGCTCCTAGCATCTTTGTGAAACTGCGTTGGAAACAACGCATAAAATAGAATCTCCCAAGCAGCCGACAACGTCTTACCACCACGACGACCAGCCACAAGATGACGAAAACGAGCCAACTCATCATCAGAATTCGTCATACAATGAAACAAAGACTGATAATAATGCGGCGCATACCCATTAGAAAAGAACCAACCAAACTTCTCAGGAAAACGACTAATAAGACTAGTCAACTCTGCCTTTGGAAGGATCTTATCTTCAAAATGATAATTAGTCAAAACCCCTCCTAATGAGGTCGCCGCTCTCCACACATACCACACTTAACAAGATAATGAGCATTCTCCTCAGAACACTTCATACAATTCCAAGGCTCCTTCTTAATATCCTTCTTACGAACCTTAGGCTGAACATTAGAATTAAACATCACACAAATCCTTACGTCTTAACAAAATAACTAATAGCCATACTAGGCTGAACAGCAGTAACAGCAGTAGGACTAGCAGAACCATAATTACCAGAATTATTAGGACTAGGCACACCAGTACCAAAAGTATGAGTATGACCCACATTATTAGGCGCGGTAGTATCAGACTCAATCGCATAAGCAAAATTAAAACGACTATAAGTAGTACCAGTACCTAACTGAGGACCAGCACTAGAAAAAGTTGTATAAGTATCATTAAAACCATGAACATGACCATTACTTTCCCCATTCGTCGTTCCCCCATGCGTATGATTCTGCAAATCATGAGAATGCTCAGGAATATTAGCATTAGTCAAAGTAGTACCCGACGCACCCTGCACAACACCACGAACACCCGTCAAACTAGCACCACTACTCGCCGTACCAACACCAATAATCGCACGACCCCGC